CTTTTACTAATGCAAACGTTACAGTTAACGCTAAAGGTTTAGTTACAGCTGCTTCTAATGGAACTGGTGCAGTAACTTCTGTTACTGGAACTTCTCCAGTAGTTTCTAGTGGTGGTACAACCCCAGCAATTAGTTTAGCTACAGCTTATGGTGATACATTAAACCCATACGCTTCTAAAACAGCTAACTATATTCTTGCAGCGCCTGATGGAACCGCAGGAGCACCTACATTTAGAGCTATAGTTGCAACAGATATACCAACATTAAATCAAAACACAACTGGTACTGCCGCTAACGTAACTGGTATTGTAGCAATTGCTAATGGTGGAACAAATGGAACAGTTACCCCTACTGCTGGAACTGTTGCTTATGGAACTGGTACTGCTTATGGATTTACTAGTGCAGGCACTGCGGGTCAAGTGTTAACTTCTAACGGATCATCTGCACCTTCTTGGACAACATCTGCGGGTGATCCAGCAGGTACTGCTGTCGCAATGGCAATTGCCCTCGGATAATAAGGAATATAAATGGCAAATACTTTTAAAAGTTACGCAAATAAAGACGTAGGCACTTCAGCCGCAACGGTATACACATGTCCGTCATCTACACAAACAACTCTTATTGGGTTGTCTATGGCTAACACTTCTGCTTCACCTATTGCAACTGACGCATATGTTACGCGTTCAGCGGTTAATTACTATCTAATTAAAGGAGCAACAGTCCCTGTAGGTGGCTCGCTAGTTATTGTTGGTGGAGATCAAAAGGTTGTTTTACAACCCTCTGATGTACTGTACATTCTAAATAGTGCTGCAACATCAGGTGATTGTTTTGCCTCATTGTTGGAGATCACATGAGTTATATTGGTAACACTTCTACACAACAATCATATAGACCTACTGTTGATTACTTCAGCGGTACAGGCTCTGCAACAGCGTTTACTTTGTCTCGTCCAGCAGCTTCAGTTGCTGACATACAAGTAACTATTGATAACGTAGCACAGAACCCTAGTTCAGCATATACGGTGTCAGGTAATACTATTACGTTTACTTCTGCACCGTTATCTGGAACAAACAATATTTATGTACGTTATACAAGTTTAATAACAGATACGATTGCTCCAGGACAGGGTACTGTAACATCTGCCTCAATGGTGGCTGGTGCAGTTGGCATTACTCAATTAAGTGCTACAGGCTCACCAAGTGCATCTACGTATTTGCGTGGAGATAACAGTTGGGCTACAGTGTCTTCTCCATCTGCCGCTACACCTACTGCGTTGGGTACTGTGGTTGGTCAAACTACTGTTAATGCTTCGCCTTACACAGCCGCATTAGGTTATCAAGCTGCAAGCGGTAACACAACCGCTACTGGAGTAACCGCTGTCGGCTATCAAGCACTTTTTTCTAATACTACCGCAAATGGTGGAACAGCAGTAGGCTATCAAGCAGGTTATACCCAAACAAATGTAAACTCAAGTTATCCAAATACTTGTGTAGGCTATCAAGCAAATTATTCAAATATAACTGGTTTGGCTGTTACTGCTATAGGCAGTTATGCACTACATGCCAATTTGCAGAGTAATAATACGGCCGTTGGTCATTCAGCCTTGAGAGTTACGACTAGTGGTGAAAACAACACGGCAGTAGGCTCATTTGCGGCATATAGCAATACAACCGATAGCGGAATAGTTGCTGTTGGACATCAGGCTTTATATAGCAACACTACGGGTAGTGGAGAATCCCACAATGTGGCGGTTGGTAGGCAAGCCATGTATTACAACGCTACTGGTTGGTATTCCGTTGGAGTAGGTTATCGTGCTTTATATAACATGAATGCAACTGGCTCAAACACAGGAATTGGTTATAAAGCGGGACAAAATACAACAAGTGGCTCTGGCAACACTTTTATAGGCTATGAAACAGGAAAAGTTTGTACGACAGGAAGTGCAAACATTCATCTTGGATACGGCACAAGTACATCATCAGCAGGCGCGGCAAATGAGATTGTTATATCTACAAACTCTGACACAGGAAAAGGCAATCAAACTGGGTTTATAGCCCCAGGATTTGGTAGTTGTTATCAAGGCAGTAACTCTAGTTCATGGGCAACTACCTCAGACCGCAGACTAAAGAAAAATATTACAGACAACACAGAAGGTTTAGACAAGATAACCCAGATTAGAGTTCGTAATTTTGAATATCGTTTACCAGAAGAAGTAGATGCAGAATTAAAGTCAACTGATGCAGTTCAGGTTACTGGCGTTCAGTTAGGCGTAATAGCGCAAGAATTACAAGAAGTTTGTTCTGACTGCGTAAAAGAAGAATCTACTGGCGTATTAAGAGTTGACTCTGATAATGTGTTTTGGCACATGGTCAATGCTATCAAAGACCTCAAGGCTCTTAACGACACTCAAGCCACAACAATTACTGCACTAACCGCCCGTATTGTGGCTTTGGAGGGACAGTAATATGCCAATAATTTTAGATGGAACGAATGGTGCATTTCTACCTACGTGGACAACAGCCACACGCCCAGCATCACCTGCAAATGGTGAGATAGGCTATAACTCAACAACTGCTCAGTTAGATCAGTATGTAGGTGGTGCATGGTCATCTGTACCTACAGGCAGTGCCGCCGCCGCTACCGCTACTGCGTTAGGTACTGTGTATGGAAATACACCTAGCGCAACTACAAGTGCTTTCTTGGGGTATCAAGCAGGGAATTCAAATACTGGCATTAGAAATGTGGGCATGGGTAATGGCTCTCTGTTTACAAACAGTTCTGGTTCTTATCAAACTGCAATAGGTTATCAAGCCCTATATTCCAACACCACATCAAATGAAAATTCAGCATTAGGTTATCTAGCAAGTTATAGCAATACTACTGGTAATGAAAATGTAGCGATTGGTTCAAATGCTTTATATACAAACAGTACTGGAGCCAGTAATGTTGCAGTTGGTAGACGTGCGCTTTACGCCAGTACTGGTAATAATAACACGGCACTAGGTCACGGTGCTGGCACTTCAAATACAACCGATAACGGAATAGTTGCCATCGGTCATGAGGCTTTATATAGCAATACAACTGGTAGCGGTGACTCGCACAATGTGGCTGTTGGTAGACAAGCCATGTATTACAACACTACTGGGTACTATTCAGCGGCAGTAGGCTATCGCGCTTTGTATAACATGACTAGTGGTGGATATAACACCGCATTAGGTTATCAAGCGGGGCAGGGTGGCGCTACCTTTACAGGTAGTAATCTCGTATCGATAGGTTACCACTCAGGTTTTTCTCAAACAACAGCGAGTGGTAATGTTCTTATAGGTGCACAATGTGGCGATTCAATTACTACTGGTTATAGTCATGTATTGCTTGGTGCCAACTGCGGTAGAAATATTACGACTGGGATAGGAAACATATTTATTGGCGCAGAAATTATTGCTTCTTCTGCTGGTGTAAGTAATGAACTGGTTATTGCTATTGCAAACGGACAAACTGGAAAAGGTGCTAACACAGGATTCGTTGCGTTTGGTAGTGGCATATACCAAGGTAACAATAGTTCTTCATGGTCAACTACATCTGACCAAAGAATTAAAAAGAACATAGTAGATAACACGCAAGGTTTGGATGTAATAAACCAAATACGAGTTCGTAATTTTGAGTATCGTACAAAAGATGAAATAACAGAATTACCATCTCATGCGGCTATTGATAAACAAGGTGTCCAGTTAGGTGTAATTGCTCAAGAATTAAAAGAAGTTTTACCTAATTGTGTAAAAGAACAAACCACAGGCGTTTTATCAGTAGATTCTGATAATTTAACTTGGTACATGATTAACGCAATAAAAGACCTCAAGGCACTGAACGACACACTAGCCGCTCGCATTGCTTTTTTGGAGAATAACTAATGACTACTTACACATGGACAGTTACTAGAATGGAAACATTGCAAAACCCTGACCCTAATTATGTGGTTAGAGCATACTGGACATTAACTGGTGTTGATGGTCAATATGTATATTCTGTTGAAAGTACAAATACATTTAATTCACAACAAGAATCAAATTTCATTCCTTATGACCAACTAACTAATGACATTGTGGTTGGGTGGATACAAAATGCTTTGGGAGTTTCAGGTGTGTCTAGTTTTGAAGCAAGCATACAGGGGCAAATTGACACAATGATGAATCCACCGCCAACACCACAAAACACACCTTTGCCTTGGAGTAATTAAATGGAAAAGATCAATCTTTCAGTACAACTTCTTAACTCCATCATGGGGTACTTAGGCACTCGTCCTTACCAAGAAGTGTTCCAGCTTATTGAAGCAATTCAAAAAGAGGCTAAAGAACAGCCTGAGCCAAAACAAGATGAGTGACATTGAGAAAGATTTTGCCGTCCACGAAGCCGTGTGCGCAGAGCGGTATCGGGTCATCTCTGATCGCTTAGAAAGCGGCAAAGATAGGATGGCTCGTATTGAGTACATCTTGTATGTGGTGATTGTTGCTGTGTTGTTTGGACCGGGCGTGGCTGGCGAATTTGTCAAGAAGCTATTAGGCATCTAGATATGGATCCGTTTTTAGCCTCCTCCTTATTGCCCAATCAGCAGTCTCTGCAATCAAAGCAGGATGCGACATGTTGCACGCTGGTCGCTTGGAGATCGAGGGCGCTAAAAAGACTGTTGAGCAGGCTATTGGCGACGCGAAGGCCATCAAGGGTGTCTGGGACTGGTTCATTGGTCTGTTCACAACCAAGCCCACCGCCGATGCTCCCAAGCCTGTGGCGCAAAAGAAAACCGCCGCCAAGCAACAGTCCTACAACGAGTTGGAAGCTAAGCTCCTCAACGACATTGGACTCCAGCTTGGAACTCTCTTTGACGTACAACAACAAATCAACGATCACTACCATGCATTAGAAGAAGAATCAAAGAACAAATTCAATCCTGAGCAAAACACAAGCAAAAAAGCGGTCGAGAGGGTGCTTATTGAGCTTCAGCTTGAGCAGTTAATGCAAGACGTCAGAGAGGCAATGGTGTATGCGCCTCCTCAAACTAAGAATCTGTACAGCAGGTTTTTAGTGATGCACGGAAAGATTGAGCGTGAGCAGGAGTGGGCAAGGTCGGAGATGGTTCGTAGAGCTAGAAAAGCTAGGTGGGAAAAGGAACAAGAAGAAATCAGGTTCATTGAGTTAACAAGTGGAGTAATTGCCGTGATGTTTATATCTCTATTCTTTGGGTGGCTTATGTGGGAAATACGAAACTTGTCTGGTGGATTTTGATAGGGGTAGCGATATGTATCATTGTTGGAGTTACCTCGATGGCATATGTAGAAACTCTATACATGCGCGCTCAACTCAAACAAGAAATGAAAGAGTTACGTAAACTTAAACGTGAACTAAAGGAAAGCAAATGATGACACTATTTTCAACCCTACTGTCTTTCCTGATGGGCGGGTTACCCAAACTGATGGACTTCTTCCAAGACCGTGCAGATAAGTCGCATGAACTAGCCTTGGCACAGATGCAGACTGAGCGTGAGTTGACCTTAAAGAAGGCTGGCTTAGAGGCTCAAGAAAAGATTGAGCATATCCAGACAGAACAGATTCAGATCAACGCTGAAGTAACCAACGCACAGACCGCCATGCAGGAGCGCCAAGCCCTGTATGCACACGACATTGCTATCGGCCAAGGGGCTAGTCAGTGGGTGGTAAATGCACGCGCTATGGTGCGTCCTGCCATAACTTATGGTTTGTTTGTTTTGTTTGCCTTTGTGGAAATCTTCGGCTTCTGGTTTGCGTTCTATAAGGAAGTGCCATTTGAAGTTGCGCTAGACCTGCTGTGGGATAACGAGACACAAATCATCTGGGCAAGCGTGGTGTCATTCTGGTTTGGTACGCAAGCCTTTGGGAAAAAATGAACTTGTCAGACAAAGCCTTGAAGATGATTACGCACCATGAAGGTGTGCGTCAGAAGCCTTACCGTTGCCCAGCAAAACTTTGGACTATCGGTGTTGGCCACGTTTTGTACCCTGAGCAGGGCAAAATGAAGATAGAAGAGCGTGATGGGTTTGGCCTTAAAGACGCAGACAACCGCACGTTTAGCATGGAAGAAGTCAATGGAATTCTTAAAGCAGATTTGGCTAGGTTTGAGCGAGGTGTGGTTCAGTTCTGTCCTGTTTCCCTCACTCAGGGTCAGTACGATGCTCTTATCTCTTTTAGCTTTAATGTTGGTTTGGGAACACTACAAAGATCAACCCTCCGTCAGAAGGTTCTTAGGGGCGATATGGAGGGGGCGGCAGAAGAACTCTTGAAGTATTGCAAGGCTGGTGGAAAAATACTCAAAGGGTTAGAGAATCGTCGCAAAGATGAGCGTGCGCTTTTTCTGTCATAGGGTTGCCGCCATCATCAGGTAATGGGACAATAGGGTATATATAAAGGGCAACTATGGCAACGACACCATCATGGGTGATGACCTACGACTCACTGACAAGCACGGTGCTTCAGTACCTTGAGCGTCAGGACGCCGCAGTGGTTGACGCTATCCCCACATTTATCACCTTGTGCGAGTTTGAAATCGCGCAAGAAATTAAAACACTAGGCCAACTGACGGTGGCTAACTCAACCGTCACCATCAACCAGCCAGTGCTAGCTAAGCCTGCACGCTGGCGCAAAACGGTGTCTATGAGCGTCAATAACGGCACGACTATGGTGCCTGTCTTTTTGCGCAAGTTTGAGTACCTAAAGAATTATTGGCCAATCGTCACTGAAACAGGCTTGCCTAAGTACTACGCAGACACCGATTATGAGCATTGGTATTTAGCCCCTACGCCAGACCAAGCATACACATTTGAGGTGCTCTATTACGAGCGTATAGCGCCTCTAAGCTCAACAAACCAGACCAACTGGCTTACCCAGTACGCTCCGAATGCGATGCTGTACGGAACACTGTTGCAGGCAATGCCGTTCTTGAAGAACGATGCGCGTGCAATTTTCCAGCAAAAATACACCGAAGCCATTACCGCGTTGAAGACGGAAGACGTCGCTCGTGTTGGTGATCGTTCAGCCATAGCCGTGGACTCTTAACATGACAACATACCTAAATCCCTACACAGGCCAGACGATCAACCCATCTCAGGTGGGATATGAATCTATTACTCTGACCGCAGACACCGAATTAGAGTGGCCAATTAACGGCAACACTTCAGACGTTGTTGCCAACATTATTGAGGTTTCAGCTTCAACCACAAGTTTGAAGTTGATCATGCCACCTGCTACTCAAGTATCAGAAGGCCAGAGTGCTTTGATCCGAAACGTAGGTGCTAATACTTTTACGGTAGTAACAAACACTACTTTGGCAACAATTGTTTCTGTTGCTTCTGGTATTGCTCAATACGTTTATATAACTAACAACACTACGGTTGCAGGCACTTGGGCGTCAGTAACATTTGGCGCTGGAACATCTTCTGCAAATGCCGCCACTCTAGCTGGTTACGGATTACTTGCGACTAGCACAACTCTAAATCAGTCTTACCCACTAACTAGCATTTATTCCAACTATGCAATATTGGATTCAAACAGAGCTTCTTTTCTTATTTGGGAGAGTGGCGCAGGAAGCATGACACTGCCTTCTGCGGTAACCGTAGGAAACAATTGGTTTGTAATGATCCGTAACAATGGAACAGGAATATTGACTGTTACCCCAGCTGGAGCAAACACAATTGATGGAAATGCATCAGCACAGCTTCAGTTAGCAGAATCATTTGTCCTTGTATCTAACGGATCAACAGGATACAACTCATATGGTTATGGCCAATCTGCAACTTTTGTTTATACACAGCTAAGCAAAGTCGTAACTGGTGGAACCGTCACTTTAACTGTTGTTGAGGCAACAAACACCATCCAAGCGTATACAGGCGTTTTGACGTCAAACTGTACTGTGATACTTCCACCTACGGTTCAACTGTATTCTTTGCAAAACAAGACCACAGGATCATTCACGTTAACTTTCTCAACTGGTTCTGTAGGAGCGTCCACTGTTACTTTGCCGCAGAATCAAACGTTCATTGCCATATGTGATGGAACAAATGTCTACAACGCGCAAACCGCTACTTCAAGTGGAACAACAATTACGTTGCAAGCTGGATCTGTAACTACCCCATCGCTTAACTTCCTTTCAAACTTAACAACAGGTTTGTATTTACCAGCGTCTAACCAAATTGGATTTGCAGTAAACGGATCAATTGGAATGATCTTGTCTTCTGCTGGGTTAGCAGTAACTAACGGTATTTCTGGGGGAACTTTCTAGTGACCGCAAAAGTTGTAGCCCTTCAAATAAAGCCGGGCATCCAGCGCGACGGCACTATTTTTAACGCTCCTTCATACATGGATGGACAATGGTGTCGTTTCCAAAACGGCCTACCCCGAAAGATGGTTGGCTACCGCGGCATCTTCTTAAACGCGTCTGGTATTTCTCGCGGTATGACCATGAGTGCTACCAACGGTTTGAACTACGTAATCTCTGGCACAAACAACAACCTTCAACAGTGGTCAACTGACAACGACGATGGCGTAGGGTCTGGCCCCACTACCTTCACAATATCTGGTGGCGTTTCCACAATCACAATTACAAATACTGGTTCTGCTTATGTAAACGGTACATACACAGCAGTTGCTTTAACTGGTGGAACTGGAATTGGCGCATTGGCAACCATTGTTATTGCTAGTACATCGGTGTCTAGCGTAACGATTACAACCACTGGATATGGTTATTTGATTGGCGACGTATTGAGTGCATCTGCGGCGTCTTTGGGTGGAACTGGTTCTGGTTTTTCAATGACCGTTACAGCAAACACAAGCTTTGCAATTAGTAACGATAACTTGTGGCAATTTGATATTGGTTATGACTCAACAGGGGGTGGGGTAAATAACCTCATAGCGCACCCGGGGCAAAACCTCACCAACATTGACAGCATCATCAACACCCGCCCTTTGTATGGTCAATTCCCCAACACCACTTTGGCGCCTGTAGGCGTCTTTACTGGCACCGCTACTACTACCAGTGGTTCATCCACCATAACATTTCCAACTACTAATGTAGCCATGGGTGCTGGCGTAAGCGTGTCTGGGCTTGGCATTCCATCAGGAACTACTGTGGTGTCTGCCTCTACTGTTTCAACCGTTTGGACAGTGATTTTGAGCGCCAACGCAACGGCGTCCACACCAGCCGCCGCGTTAGCCGCTGTAGCAGTTACTGGTGTTGCTGGCCAATTCTCATGCACAGCTACTACAAATATTGCAGTTGGACAAACGGTTGTTGTTGCAGGAACTCTTACAGGTACAGCTACAGGTATTGCGGCTGGTACCTACTATGTAATTGCCACCAACACCACTAGCACGTTTACCTTATCTGCAAACTTGGGCGGTACGGCTATTGTGACTACCGCAGGCACAACTACTGGACTGACATTTAACGTTTATTCCACAATAACTTTTGATGCCAACGTATCAATATCTGGTGGCGTAGTGATGCTTCACCCTTACCTGTTTGTGTACGGAAATTATGGCTTGATCAAAAACTGTTCAGCAGGCAACTTTGATGATTGGGTTTCTGCGGACTCTAACGAGACGTCTGTATCAACAGGTAAGGTAGTCAAAGGGCTACCCTTGCGTGGCGGTACTACGTCGCCTGCTGGCCTGTTCTGGACGCTAGATTCCGTGGTACGGGTCACTTACTCACCTTCTACGGTGGGTGGTGTGGATTACTTTTGGAAGTATGACCTTATCACTAGCCAAAGCTCAATCATGTCATCGTCATGCGTCATTGAGTACGACGGCATTTTTTATTGGGCTGGTGTAGATCGCTTCTTGATGTACAACGGTGTAGTTCAAGAAGTTGCAAATACCCAAAACATGAATTGGTTCTTTGATAATTTAAATTACAACCAGCGCCAAAAGGTGTGGTGTACAAAAGTGCCGCGTTGGGGTGAGATATGGTGGTTCTATCCACGCGGGGATGCAACAGAGTGCAATGATGCAATTGTTTACAACGTGCGTGAAAAAGTTTGGTACGACGCTGGCATGGCGCCCGGTGCTTATCGCTCCGCAGGCACTTTCTCTGAAGTTTTCCGTTTACCCATCTGGGCTGGAAATGAAGTGAACAACGTAGGCACCTATACCCTGTGGCAACACGAAACAGGCACCAACCAAATTTATTTAAACTTTGTAGATGCAATTGACTCGTACTTTGAGACGCCTGCACTAGGTACGTATGCAGGGTTGGTGGGCTCGTTGCAACAGCCGGGCGACAACGTCTGGACGCGCTGTGAGCGTGTTGAGCCTGACTTTGTACAGTCTGAGCAGATGTACCTCATCGTTACTGGTAAGGGCTACGCTGACGATATTGACAACCCATCTGACCCCTACTACTTTGATAACGACACCTTAAAGGTGGACATGCGTGAACAACGTCGTGAAATGCGTTTGCGTTTTGGGTCTAACATCTTTAACGGCAACTATTTCATGGGTAAAGTACTGTTAAGCCTCGATACAGGCGACGTGCGCGCAACGGGCAATCCATAATGGTTACCTACGATCCACGCGGCATGGAATGGCCACAGTACTGCAAGTTGATGGCGGAACTGTTTTCGTCAAACGACATTGGATACGTGGAAGAAGATCGCTGGAGGGATTGGGTAGACGGTATCAGCGGTATTGGCTTCTTTACACAATCCGCTATTCCAGATCAAAGAATGTATGCAACATGGCAAGAATGGGCTGATCAGATGGTTGGCATCATGAGTTTACAAACATAAGAGAAATATATGGCTACATCATTTCCATCAGTTGAACAATTAAACAAAGCAAGAACAGAAGCTAGTCAGTTCTCTGGTGGGCCAACTTATTCGCTCACATTTACTGTAGATGGCAAACAGTACAGTTTTGTCCCAAAAAACATTGCTGAAAACGGCGGCATGACCGCTGGAGAAAATACTTATTTATTACCCTATTTCACTAGCTTAGAAAACTTAAAAGATTTTGGCAGTAAGGCTCAAGAAGTTGATTTATCAACTACGGGTGTAAATAAATATCTTCAAAGCCAAGGCTTGTCAGAAAAGGGATATTTAATCCCATTTGCCTCTGTGCCTTTTGATAGCGTTGTTAACCCAATACCTACTGAAGTATTTGGTGGTGAGTTAAATGGTTTAAAAGTTATTGATGGACAAGTTGCCTATGGGCTTAGTGGTGGTCATGGCAGAAGATATGCCACTACTACGGGTGAAGTTCATGATCCTCACATCGTACAGGGTGGTGGGATGTTGGGTGATTTTGGACGAACACTTCAAAATATGGGGCCACTAGCATCAATCATAGCTAATATGTACATGCCCGGCCTTGGCACTGCAATATCAATAGGATCTGCTATTGGCCAAGGCGCTAGTCCAGAAGACCTTGCAAAATCATATCTTTCCGCCCAACTTGGAAATTTGGTTGGCGCAGAGATTGGTGGAGTTGAAGGACAAATTGCTGGAAATACTGCAAGTAATTTGGCGTCAGGGCAGTCATTAGAAGACGCATTAGTAAACGCGGCAGGTAGCACTGCAACCTCATCTTTAAGTAAAGCAGTTAATGCCCCATCTCAATCTGGTGGCTTACCAACGTCAAGTACAGCAGATGCGCCCGACTATGTGCCATCAACAGACTACTCAGTTTCTCCTGATTACAGTTTAACACCGTCATCTTCTGTATCTACGTCTGGAATAAAACCAAATCTCAATGCGCCTTTATCAGTCCCAGTCGATGATTACACGGTCAGACCAGACTACAGTTTAAGTACCTCAACGCCATACGTTGGGCTTCAACCTTCTGCCACGCCTAACATTAACAACATGAATGGTGGTCAAGGATTGACGGTTCCCGTAGAAGGTGGAACAGCCACAAGCATAGGTGTTACGCCTAACAATGCATCGCCAAATCTTGGTGATCCAAATTCATTTATCAATAACCCAGATGTTCTTGGTACTGCTGTTGCCCCAACTGATACAACATCAAATTTACCAACACCAAGAGTTAATTTGTCACCTGCTGGATCTGGGGCAAATGCCGCAGGAACTGCCGCAGGTACTAATGCTTACACGTCACTTGATCAAGTGTTGGACAGCAGTCCCCAATACCTTGGATACAACATTGGGAATATGGCTACAGGAAACGAAAATCAAAATCCTTATGAATTAAAACAACTGTATGACGCGCTAGATCCTGCATTGGCAGAACAGTTAAGACTTCGTGGAATTGCTCCAGACATTACTGCGTCAAACACATTTGATCCACAACTATCTAATACAAAACTTATGGCAACAGGCGGTTCAACTACCTCATACTTCACTGACCTTCCCATAAAAAACGTCACACCTAACTTGTTGCCTCCTGCACCAGTTCCAACAACTCCCCAACAATCGCGTCTTGGAACTCTCAAGCACATCTACAGTGGATTGGGTAGTAGACAGCCTCACCTACGTGCTGGTGGAGCTTTACCATCCAAGTACACCGATGCGGCGCCTAAAGGTCACAACCCTGAGTTCGTAACAGGCTTGACTGGTTACTACGCCCAAGGCAACGGTACAGGCCAATCAGACGACATTCCAGCCATGCTCCACGACGGTGACTATGTAGCTGACGCCGACCTAGTTGCGGCTCTTGGTGACGGTTCTAGCAAGGCTGGCGCAGAAGCCCTTGAGAAGTTTCGCCGCCAGATCCCTCACCAACAATCAGCAGAGGGTGGTGCAGTTGTGCCTGCCAAAATCGCTGATGGCGAGTATGTATTCCCTGCAAGCTTTGTAACTGCGATTGGTCGTGGTGACAACAAGGCAGGTGCTAAATTGTTAGATGCAATGCGCCAAGAGATTAGAGCGCACAAAAGATCTGCTCCCACGAGTAAAATTCCACCAAAGGCAAAATCCCCTCTTGACTATCTCAAGATGGTGAAAGGTTAAACATGGCAAACCTACTAGAAAGTTCACAACAACAAGCGACGGTTGCACCAGATTTTTATAACAATTATCTGAGCAACCTAGCTGGTGCAGGCACTACTGCGGCAACTAATGCGCAGTACGTCGGCGCTCAACCACTGCAACAAAAGC